AGGATGCTCTGCAAGAGCTTCCTTCTTTGGACCATGGGATCTTCTCCATGGCGCCCCTAGGTAAAACCCTAGGAAATGGGCATCGGCCAGATTAGCCGCGCCCTCGTCTATTGTTATTTGTTTACAGTAGACACTCGCGTCTTGCGACGCAGGGCTAGCTTACCTTCGGGAGAACCCCGGAGGAAGGCTAGATACTGAGCACGGTTGAACCAAACATCGGCAGCTTCATCTGGTAGGGAGGTATAAAGAAACTCCTTCCATCCCCAGCGCTGCTCTTCTCGGTTCCACCGACTCCATTGCGACCCCATAAAGGTGTCAAGCTCCACATCAAAAGCGCCATTAAGGTTTGCGATAACGACGAACTTCTCGTCGAACGCTAGCCATTGCTTGGCCATGCTCTCCGTCCTTCGACGGTCGGCAGGTCTCAAGAAGCGCTTCGGTGCGGGGACTGCTTTACGCAGAAACGGCCGGATGGTATCAAACCACATGGTCGTCCTTGTACCTCGTAGGGTAGCATTGTGGAATATCCTGATCGCCACGTCCGTGGCTAAAGGGTAGTCCAAGTAAACAGGACGAACGTCCTGTCCCATGTACCAATCTGCACCACACGATTCGCGGAACGGGCCCGTATTAAAGGACTTCGTCTCGTTGGTCGTGAACCCAAGATACAGCAGTAAATCAGCGATACCGTCAAAAGCAGGTGTAGGGGCAATTATATCGTCCCCGTACACAGCATGCCTACGGTCGCCATTCGGAAACTCGTGCATCACTGCACGCGTCGCCGCTGCGAATATCAGGGTCTCAAGTGGAAAGCAGAAGCCATTGCCCATAGAACAGAACTTTTCGTAACGGTGTTTTGCACCGTCAAGTTCATAGCTCGGACTCCGAAGGCGGTTTAAAAGATCAAACCACTCAGGAGGAAGTAACAACCGAGCTAGCTCTATGGATATTGAATCAGAGGCCGATTTGAGGTCCATGGTGGCAAGTTCGCCAGTCAGTGACCCTATTTTAGCTAAATCCTGATTCAACCCCTGGTTCCGAAGGTCATATCCAACGTGGCGCAATTTCTTACGCATTACGCTGTCCACACCCTTTTGGAGCACAGAGTTCAGCAATGGTTCAACGGCGATTACTCTGTGAGTCTTCACCGTCTTTGGTACAAAGCTGAGTTTGTTACACGTCACCAGTTTCGCCCGTTTAGTCACATTCATCCCTACAAGTTCGTTATCATAACAAACGTAGGGACCCCGCGCATCAAGAAGATGTTCGGAGAGCATTGGATTTCGCTTGAAGAATGACCGAGCGTATGGGAGAGCTGTCGGTGTCACGGTCCAACTTGTCGCGAATAACTTGCGATATAGGTTGGTAGCATTTCCGTGGACCCCGATGCATGCGCCCGAACTGAAGTCTGCGTTGTCGTAAATCTCCAGAAGATTCGGAGATTTGCCCAGAACATGGGCTATCCAACGACGCATATAGTCTATCTTAAAACTATATGAGCCAAGATCCCTAAGACGTAACTTCGCATTCACAGCCCGGCAAGCTTCTTCGCTTGCTAGGAATGTCTGCTTAGCCTGGTCTTCGGGACTCATCGGTAATTTGAGAGTGCTCCAATGGAAAGGAGCTTTCTTGACTAACGCACTTATCTGAGCAACCGCAAAATGCTCCGCGGCGGACATGATACAACTGTTTTGTCCATGCTCAGTCCAGGAATATAGCTGGTCCCAGTTACTGTTCTGTACGAAACTTAGAACAATCTGGAACCAGGGATATGCCTGGCAGTTCTCGTGTAACGATGTCAGAAGCACCTTGCGGTACATCCCGACATAAGCCGACTGACTTAAGCAATTCAGTCGCGAACTCTTCTTGCGTTTCTGCCTCGGGGTTGTATTCCCGTGTAACATAGGGCAAGGAGGGGAGTTCGACTGCGGGTTTATCATTTTGGAAGACATCATGTACTCCTAGTGATAGGGTCGTTGCATAATACACAAAGACCCCAATGAAGGTGAGAACCAGCGATTTACGGCCCTTAAACGGGGACGTCGCGACCGCTACCAACGCTTCCTTAAGCGCTAATAGGTAAGGTCGTGATTCCACGTCAAGGTACCGGCGTCACTGGAGATAACAAAATCACCAACATCGTTCCGCAGATTGTCGGCAACAGCTTGTGTCATACCGACAGGGAAAGAGAAGTCAACGGTTATAATCGCGTCGGCGTAAGAGCCGTCATCGAGCACGACCGTCTGGGTTCTCTTCACCTGGCTCCTTGCAATCCCGCGAAAGGTACTCGTGGGCTTTGGCGCAACACGCCCAAGGATCAACAGATCCTTGATTGAAAACGTGTTGACCGGGCCCGTATAGATGACCTTATTGGGGTTAGCGAAGGAGTCCTGACTGTACGTCAGTGTGTTAAGGGTGATCGACATTTGTCGTATTCCTCTAGGTTAAGTGTTAGGATGGTACCGAGATAACGTTATTTTGTTACCACGGACGACTGTCATACGTTCCAACCCAATCTCTGGGCTGGGCGCGCACCCGATCTCTCGGGGGCCGTTTAACAATCTTACCACCACGTTTGGAGTAGAGAAGCCCGCCAACTAAGGCGAACGCGTCAGCGGCATGGTACCAGGTCTTAGACTTTGACAGTGTCAAGTCATTTAGTCTGTTACTCAAACCGATGCTCACTCCGGGTGTACGTGTTTTGGACACGTGTTCGTAGCTGCAATACATAGCAGGGCCGCCATTAATCGCGAGATTAGTGACGGTGCGCGGTGTCGATGTCATGACACTGCGTTTGGCATGCTCCACCTTGGAGCTAGTCCACTCAGCTAGCACTACAGTACCGCCCTTTGGAATAACTGCGGAGAGATAATCCCCAACGTTATAGAACCAGTCCCCTACAAAACTCCATGGAAGTATTTCCCATAGGGTAGGGACCAGGCTATTGAAATGCGCCCCAAAATCCTCTTGGAGCCCGACCCTGTGCTGGTATAGTATTCCAGCACGGACGGACTCTTTGAAGGAGGCGTAACGTTCCGTGGTAGCATTACGGGTCGTTGTTTGGATGTCCACAGAATCTTGGACCTCCTGCAACGGCCAATCAGCTTTGCCACGTGCAGTTTTCCTGTCTGTGAAGACGGGCTTGTAAACAGCTTCAAATGCACCTTTTACGTCGTTGACAAGCGGTACGATACCATAGCGGTAGCGTAGCCACTCTTGCGCGACGAATGCTCCTAAGGTCAGAGCCGACCGTCCATACGCCTTGGCGTATTTGTTGGACTTCCGGATGTCCTGAAGAGCACCAGCAAGGTTATCCAAGGGATGCAGGACCCCCTTAAGGGTCCTATCAGCATCAGCCATGAACTCACCCCCTAAGACTGCAGGTGAAGCAACGTTGGCACGGGCTTGTGTGCCCGCTAACGTTGCAAGAGTTGCATAATGCGCCGTGAAGTTTTCATTTCCACGTGGCATCAGCCCTCCCCAGCAGCCGTAAGAGTAGTTCCCGGCAAGCGCCTTGGTGCTAGTAGGTGTATTAGTACAGTTCGGTATCCAGTAATGATCCCACTCCCCTATCGGGAAGCTTTTACGCGTTACTTTAACAGATGAGTAAGGGTTATTGAAGACCTCGCCCATCTTGCTACGTGCCGCGTAACCGGGTGTTACCACGTCTGTGGTCTCCCGGGTGATCCCATTCAACAAGTCCTCACCGCCGACACCATCAGTTACCTCGTCAAAAGACGTGAGAGTGACTGCCCCGTTACATTGGGTCAGTTTCTTCCACGTCACGAGGGCTGTGTGGTTACCGTCGGTTCGGGTTCTTTGGAAGGATGGTGGATACGCCATTACACTGTACTCCTTGCGGTCGTTAGACCGCAGTTTGGCTGTTTACATTTCTCAAGTCAGAGGGCACTATTGCCATGATCGTGAGCTCCATAGCCTACGATTAGCTACAGAGTTTTACATCACCTAGGTCGGGAGTTTATCTCCCACGTTGCGACGCATCGCTGCGTTTCCTCGTGGGGCGATCCCCCAACCTCTTTTTAGGGTCCATAGAGAAATTACTATGGTAGGTGATATATCCCGTACCAAAAAGTACGAGAACAGGAGAGGCTAGGATTCACGTAACCAACGTGGATTCTCGCAATCACTGTAACCGAGCAGTGTGCTCGGAACAGAGAGGCCCCCTTACGGGGCC